AACTGTAGTCAAAAGACTCAAAATATTTTCTGTAATTGAGGTAGGTTTTGTGTCCATCGTCATTTAATAAGTTACCAATCCATTTCTTACTATCGTCAACAAAATTACTTACAAAGAATTCAAGCACTTCACTTGGACTATATCTTGTAGATAACTTGTAGAAGAAGTATCTATCTTTCCGTTTAGTAAATGAATCCAATGTTGCATTTACCTTTCCACTATATTTATAATAGTCGTAGGTGTCTGTTGTAAAATGTAACTTAACACCTAGATATATTTTATATACATCAAAGCCACCATATGCCATATTAATACCAACTAGGCGTATCTCTTTTAGTCCATACTGCAAGGTGTGATTTGTATTTCTTATAATAATCTCTATACGCTTTTAGACTATCACTATTCCTAACATCTTTTGGCATAGCAGGTGTTGGTTCTGTAAATTCTTTATCTGGTATATTTTGTGGTGGTGTGGCTAAAACGTTATGTAATTTTTTATATGTTAAATGTGTCTTGCCATATCTATGTGTGTACTCATTACATAGAGCATTAAATAATCTATACAAGTATTCGTAGTTCGCTTTTGATTTTCTAACCCATATAGCACTTGGATGATTTTTATGTGTAGGTCTATACAACCCTAAAGGATTATTCATTACTGTATTTGATACATCTAATTCCCAATGAGCAGTACATAGTAATTGAGCATACTCTAGTATCATTTTAACACAATGCTTATCGTTGTGATATTCTGCTGATTTATTAACGTCTTTATCTAGGTAAAATATATTCATATATCTCTCATTATATACCAATAACTGCTATTTGTCAAGCAAATACTTACTGCATAATGGAAAATGTTCTCTCATAATACTTGCCATTTGTTCAGCTACACTTCCTGTTTCTTTTTGTGCGTTTGATTTAGTTCTTAAATTACATACTCTACTAAAAGCATATACACTACCAGACCATATCCATTCGGTCATCATATTTTGAGGTAATATCATACGTGCCATTTCAGGTGCAATACCTTCCTCTAACATATAGTGATATGTTCCTTTTGCTGTATCAACAGCGTGAGTAATATCAAATTTTATAAGTTTATCACCTGAACCTTGTTTGATAGACTTCTTTGGTCTACTTCTCCACTCATCTATCATATAAAATTCTGGATCATCATCTACATATCTTCTACTCACTTCATTCCAACTTAAACCAACTTGATGTTTAACTAATTGTCTTGCAACAAATATTGGTGCCTTAATTCTAAATGACATTGTAGCGTGAGCAAATGGTGACCAATGACCCCAATGTGCCAAATATTTAATTAACTTATCATCTTTCTCATCAAGTACTTCTTTTCTTTTTGCAAATGATACTCTAGCAGCGTTTACTACTGATAGGTCACTTCCCATTTTATCTATAAAATCTACTTTCATATCTTTCTACCCATAGTTTCAAAATCTGATTTATCTACAACTTGATAATTACCTTTGTTATATGCTAGACCAATTGTCTTGCCTTCAGGTAATGTAACTTTAGGTAAAGTTCTTTTTACACACGCACCTGGTATTGTATCACTTGTAGGTATAGAAATTCTTTTAAGACCATTTATATCTAAAGACAAATCAGGTAATTTAAAACCTAATAGTGATTCTTTAAATGCTTGATAGTTTTTATACTTCTTCATTATGGCAACATTCCAGGTTTACCACCTTTTAACAGGTTTAGTTGTGCTGATTGATGTTGTATTTTTTCTTTGAGTTGTTTTGTAATTAGACGTGCTGTAGTTTCAATTTCAATATTATTTTCATCACAATATTTAACAATAGCATCCACATAAGATAGTTCTTTATGCTTCTTTACTATGTCCTCTATAATTAGTGAAAATTCTTTTGAGTTCATTGTGTTACTATAACATATTTTCTAGTAAATGTAAAGTGTGTAGTTTCTGTTGCCACGTACTACACAACGCCGTTTGCCTAGTAACTAGGCAGCAAGAGCTAAACTTTCGTTTGCTTTTATAGTTTTGATAGTACGCTATCAGCGATTTAACTCCAAATAGTTTTAGTAGTAGTCGAATCTAACTCACCCCCTTAAAGCACACTATTATATGTGTTTTGAATTGGTGGAGGTGGTGGGAATCGCACCCACGTCCTCACTAGTTATTATCTATTCTTCAACGTCAAATTCATTATAAATCTTTCCCTAATCTTGGTGGTTCAGTCCATTGTAAATCAAATGACTTATACATCATACAAGATTCTGTACCTGCCATATTAGTTACTACTGCTATTGATTGAGAAAAGTCTTCTGATATCCAGTAGGTAACGTAATATACAATTTGGTTTTCAGGTTTTGCATTCTCTCTTCCAACTGACATATTAGCCATTAGAAATTTATGATGTTTTAAATACTCTTCAACATATTCCTGTTTACCACAAATAACTGGCATTGACATCCAATATAATTTTGCCATTTGGTCTTGTTCAGGCTGTAATGGTTCTATAGTATTAGGTGTTTCTGGTGTTTGCTCCGCCATAGCAACAGTACTCATTAAGAGTAATGCTCCAAAAATTAGTGATATTATTGTCTTGTACATAGTGACCTCTCGTGGATAAAATTTAGGCCACTTTGTTAATGATTTTGCTTGATTTTATCTTTGTTTAGTTCTTCATAGTATTTATAAAAATACTTTATAGATTCTTCAAGTTTAGGTTCAAATAATTTTCTATCCTTGACAAAAGAACGCATAGTGCCATCTTCACCTGCCATTAATATAACTAATTGGTCAATGCGTTTACCGAATATCTCCTCATACATCATTGCATAAGCACAAGTTTGTATATAATAGTTTTCTATCCAACTTTCTTGTCGTTCTTTGTTTGCTGTTTTGAAATCTATTACTGATAACTTGCCATTGTATTCTGCGACACAATCTACTTGACCTGCAATAGTCAATTTATGACTATACATAATCTCTTCTAGTAAATGTATGTTATTAATTTGGTCTATGTAAGGTAGCATTAATCTAAACATACCCAAAGGTAGTACGTCCCTAATACTAGGAGTTTCACCTCTTAAATATTGTTCAACAAGTGTATGAGTTGCTTTACCTCTTCGTGCCGCTCTACCCATTTCCCAATTGGCTGCTTCTTCACCAACTGCTTTTCTCCACTTATCTAATCCTTCTTTTTTCTGTACACCTAAAACTGTTGTGATAGATGGATAGTTTTTACCATCAACGTCATAAAAACGAAAACCGTTTATACGTCTACCTTTTGTTTTTGGAAGTTTATTTTTATCTAAATCAACCCAAGAAAATTTACTTGCCATTTTGTTTCCTCAATTTCTTTCTCAAATCACTTATTCGGTGTTTGATACCGTCTATTGTTGTGTACATCCATCCACAATCGTGTGGTTCAATTTGAGTTCTAAACCACTTGATTGTATCTTTTAATACTGTAATCTGCTTTTGTATATTCATAATCTTATAATAACATTATATTAGCACTTTGTCAATGCTTAAATAGACCTGTGTAGCATATAATGGTCGGTAAGTTTCTTACGTTCCTTTATTTGCTCATTATTAAGAGTATTTACCTCTCAGCTAGGGTCATATGGCTCATATATCGTCTTTCCATCAGAATTTCTATAAGCTCTTAATATCTGCTTTCTATTATCTTCTGAATTCTTATATGAGCAATGGATCCAACCGCTATTAGGTTCATCCACATTGTGGTACTCTAATATCAATTGGTCAAAATCTAAATTGTCAATGATGTATTTTGCTAGTTCAGCATTTGGTAACCCAAATATTTCAAAATCAGCGGCTTGGCCTTTGGCGTGCTGTGATTTTAAGCTTGAACCTATCTTAACACATAATTCTGGTGAACGGTAACCACTTGATACTGATACTACCTTACCGTAATGAGTTCTAATTGGTTGTAGTATGTTCTCACATAATTTCTTTAAATTATCTTGATGGTCTTCACTAGGATTATTACTAATACCATTCCGTTCAGCGGTCTGGCTTTTAGTCATTTCTTTCAACGAAAAGTTTTCGGTTAATTTCATTTATTATCCTCTTGTTAGTTTTAATAGTTTCTCTATTTGCGCCTTAATAATTGGACCTCTATTAGGCCAATGTATATAAGGTTCATCACTTTTTTGTAAATTATATAAGAACGGTAACACAATCTTTTCAATATCTTTAAACCTTGCTTTAGTTTCTTCATCACTAATTTCTTTTGTTATCGTTTCTTTATCGTTCACTATTTGCATAATTTCGTTCATCATACTTTTGATAGTAGAAACATCTGACTTAACTTTAGATAGTTCAATGTTTGTTCCTTCTACTACTTTAGGATCAATGCTCGGTGTGTCTGATGGTTTAGATGATACTGGAGTGAAACCCCAATCGTTATCTAAATCAAACCCACGCATAAAGTCTGGTATATCTTTACTCATTAATCTGGTACTCCTTGTCGTCTAGCTTTTATTCTTGCTCTAGCTCTTGCTTGGTCCGTTTTAATTTCTTTTGTTCCTCTACGTCTATGATGTTTAGCAAAAGAGCTATTTGGGTGTGCTTCTGCTATTTTTTGTTTAACATCTTTCCAACCGCCGTCTTCTCTATAAGAAATCCCTTGGACGCCAGCAACTATATTTATGGGTACAGGTACTTGTCTAATATGTTTATTCTTCTTTAGATAATCTTCCATTTCTGAAATCATCATCATATCTGTCCACTTCTTACCTGTCTTCTTATTTTCAAACGTATATCTAGGCATTAAGATATCTCTTCTTGTACCACTTATAAAAACCTTTGTCTTCAAATAACTCCACTATTTCAGGAGCAGATACTTGTTCCATTAGAATACAATCAGCTATATCTTGATATTCTGATTTTTTAATTTTTAACTTCATATTTCTTTTTCAATTTGTTATATTCATCTTCATTTTTTGGTGCAAAGTATTTCTTTAACATAGGAGCAATTACACCTTTGCTTCTACCTCCAGCACTTCTATCAATTCGTCTAGGAGTTCTATTAGTTGTCATATTCTTTTTACTTGTCATCTTTTTTCTGTAATCTAAAAAAGTAAGATATTGTTTTTCTTTCTTTAAAAGTATAATCTAAACAAGGTGCGTGTTGGTTAGCACCACTATATAAAACCAATCTATTTGGAATAGCACTTATATATATGTCTGGTGTTTTCTCCATTTGAGTATGAAAAAATGCCGTACCACCATCATATGCTTGGTCAAAATACATAACTGCTGCTATTAAAGGTTCTTTATCTTCTATAGAAGTATCTCTATGTATGAAACCATATTTACCAAAGTTTTGTGGAGATTGTTTTATCTCACTCAATACAATTTTTCTAGCAAGTGTCTTGAAATCAGTAATTTTATTTTGTAAAATACTTTCTATCTTGTTTATAGTAAAATCGTTCTCTTTATCATATGGACTTTCATAACAAGGAAACGCCTGTAATCTATTTCCATAATGATTTTTAAATGGTTGATGTGATTCACGCCATTGTAAATTATCTAAATCTTTTTTAATTTCCCAATATTTGTCTGCTGGGAAAAAACCTGGAAGAGTTACTATTCCACCATTTAAAACATAATTTAACATATATTTTAAATGTCCTTTAGAGTTTCAATAATTTCTTTATTATCTGCAATGACTTTTAATTCTTTAACAACTGTTTCAACTGAATCCATATGCGTTGCAACACCAACAGGATTATTTAAAAATACCTGTATGTTTGCTTTTGACTTTGCAATATTACCTTCAGCGTGTTGTTTAACTGCGTCTATTATTAATTGTTTCATTAATGATATGTTACCTTTTCTGGTTGATATTTAGCCCTTAACTTCTGCCATACTCCGTGCCAAAAGTTCTTTGACCATTCTGTTTGTGACCTATCTAATGCTTTTTCTGCTTTTTTAATTAAAACATCAGCACATCTAGGGCAAGCGTATAAGTGTGTATTCATAAGTATCATAATATCATTTTTTATCATCTTTGTCAATGGTAGTATTTGTAGGGGCGTGTATTTCTACGTTCTTACAAATATACTCAACTCCTTCTTTAATAGCTCTAGTTACTTTACAATCATAACCTGTTATCTTTGATAACGCCCAATCGTTAGTTGTAGGTAAATCGGCAGCTGATAATGCCAAGTCTGTACCTGTTTTAACAAGTGAAGTTACCTTATATTGTGAATAAGAACCAGTACTAGTTGCTAACCAAGCAGGTGCTGTACCACAACCTGTTAATAACATAATAACTGCACCAATCATAATACCTTTAATAAAAGATATCCAATATACTCCATAAGTAGAACAACCAGTTTTTTTCTTAAACCACTCTATTCTTTCTTTATGCCAGTCTATTATTTTCATTTCTTAACTCCTGGCTCTAAATAGTTTTTTGGTTTTTCATTCCATTCCATTATCTGGTCTAGTTTGATTCGTATTTCATCTGGATCCAAACCTAGTTTCATTAACTCTTCTGTACCCATACTCTTAAAAAACTCTTCATAATCTCTATTCTTTAAATCTCTCTTACCTAGTTTTGCAAAAAATGTTTTGTAAAACTTTTGCTTATCTCGGAGACCTTGCGATATAGTTTTCGCTCTAGTCGCTTCCCTTTGCCAATTGACTTCTTTTTCTTTTTTCTTACTTTTCGCTTCATTTGCTAATTTTCTTTCTCTTAATGATATATTAGCGGCAATCAATAATAATACTGCTAATGGATCAAATACAAATATTAATACAATGATAATCCATCTAACTGCTTTATCAAAATGTTCTTTTGCTTCATCACCATATATTAATTCTGCAACATATTTAAGTGGACCTACATCTGCTTCTATCTTTAATTGTTCTAGTTCTATATTACCTTTATCTAATGTCAATTTTGCAATCTTATCCATTGCAACTCTTATTTCATTATTTAAAAAATCTC